CCTAACAATTCCAAACCCTAACTCCAGCACTCCTGGTGCCACTTTGACAGCCTATCCAGGCGGCGCAGTGGCAGCTAAGTACGTGACTACAGACTCATCTCGTGGTGTCTTTAAGTCTCCTGCTGGTATTGAGGCTCGTTTGTCTGGTGTTGTTGCAGTAGCTAGCCTAACTAATACAGAGCTTGACTATCTAAACAACGGTACGTCTAGCCCTAACACCTTTACTAGCGCTACCCCAATTAACGCAATCCGTTACATTCCAGGTTCTGGAATCGTAGTGATGGGCGCTCGTACATTGAGCAGCACCTATGCTTCTCGTTACATTTCGGTACGTCGTAGCCTGATTTACTTACGTAAGATTCTTGCCGACTCTACTGCGTTTGCTTTGTTTGAGACTAACGACCAGCGTCTATGGAACCGTTTGCAGACCACCTGTGAAGCCATCCTAATTAACTTCTGGCAAGCTGGAGGTCTAAAGGGAACTACCGCTAATGACGCTTTCTACGTCAAGAGCGACAGCAATCTAAACACTGTATCTAGCATCGCGGCTGGTGAGGTTCACCTAGAAATTGGTGTTGCTCTACAGCGCCCTGCTGAATTCATTGTAATCCGTATTAGCCAGTACGACAGTGGTTCTGTTGTAACAGTCCTGTAGGAGGAAAAATAAATGGCACAAAGCGCAATCTCACGCTTTTCTAAACTAGCGACTGACCCGTTAAGAAATTTCAGGTTTATCGTTAACTTTCGTGTAACTGGTGATACAGGTGTTTCGGGTTCCCCTGCTGCTGGTCAGAACTCGTTCCTAAAGTTCACTGGTGGATTTACCTCGGTAGATGGTCTTAGCCTAAGTGTTAACCCAATTAGCTACCGTGAGGGTGGCATGAACACTACTCTACACCAGCTTCCTGGTACTGTTAACTTCCAGCCAATCACCCTATCTCGTGGTGTGGTTTTGGGGCAGAGCGAAGGAATCTCTTGGTTCAAGCAAATCTTTGCTAGCGCATCTGGTGAAGGTATTTCTGGTGCTGATGGTTCATCATTCCGCTGTGACATGGACATATTTGTTCTAGACCACCCAGCTACTGGTTCTCCTAACATTACTGCTTCTGACATCATTAGCACAGGCGCATACAAAATGAAGTTTACTGTTCACAACGCTTGGATTTCTAGCCTTAGCTATTCAGGTCTTAGTGCTTCAGACAACTCGCTCATGTACGAAAACATGACGCTGGTTCACGAAGGCCTATCGGTAAGCTTGGCTAACTTTGGCTCTAGCGTACCTGCAACACTAACAGGAAACTAATATTTAAAAACCTGTTAAAATATAAATACTTAATTAGGAGTACAACATGAATGACAATATGACCAGTGACCCAACGCTAGTATCACAGCTTGCTGGAGAGGTTTCTAATACAAAAGTCGAAGTTAAAACCGTTGCACCATCAAACTCGGATGTAATTCTTCCAGGTGGGTTTATTGCTAAAGACGGTTCTTTGATTAAGAACGCATCTGTACGCGAGCTAAACGGTTTGGACGAGGAGGCGGTGTCTAAGTCAGGAACTCCTGGTAAAGCACTTTCCGCGATGTTGCAGCGAGGGGTTGTTTCTATTGGAACTAACCCAGCTGAAAAAGATGACCTTGACCAGCTACTAAGCGGTGACCGCGACGCTTTACTTATTGGTATTCGTCGAGTTACTTTTGGTGACGATGTTGAGTTTGAAGTTACTTGCCCACACTGCAGGACAGACCTAGATATTTCGGTTAGTCTCATTGATGACATCCCAATTAGAACATTGGATGACCCTATCAATGACAGAACCTTTACCTATATGTCCAAGAAGAATGGCGCTATTGTAGTAGGTCTTCCTACGGGCGCTGTTCAAAAGAAGCTTATTGAAAACTCTGATAAGACTGGTCCTGAGCTAAATACAATTATGCTCGCTGGTTGTGTCAAGTCTGTCAACGGTGAGCCTGGTATTGGTGCTTCAACAGCGCTAAAACTTGGCATGGCTGACCGTGATGGAATTATTGCAGAAATCTTTAAGAGAAACCCAGGCCCACGCCTCGGGGAGGTGAAGACGACTTGCGAGGCTTGTGGTGAGGATATTCCTACACCACTGTCGTTAGCTGACTTGTTTCGTCTATAAAGAAAAAGATTACGAACAACTATTTGACCAATACGAAGCACTATCTCGATCATTTCCTGGCTGGACGCTATCTGACATCAGAAGTTTGTCCGTAAGAGAACGTCAAAATTGGCTGTCTAGAGCAGCAAGGAATTGGTAAATATGGCAGCATCGTCTAGCAAGACACGCTTGGTCGCTGACCTTGCCGATGAGTACAGAAAACTTAACACTGTACTCACCACTACTAAAAGCCTTTCTGATGGATTTGCCTCAAATATAGGCAAATCTTTCCCAAATAATAGCGGCGCTAACGCTAACCCTATGCAGCAAATGACTGCACCTCCCGCCCCTATGATGGGTCCTAATGGCTATGGTGGCTATAACGGATACAATAACAGCGGTAGCGGTAACGTAGGCAGTTCTAACTCTGCAATCGCAGCTATGGCTGGTACTGCCTTTTCTGCTTTTTCTACGGCTGTTGGTGAAAAAGACTACGTAACTAACGAATTGGCTCGCCGCCGTTTTGGTTTTTTTGCTGGCTCTGGTTCTAATAATACTATCGCTGGCTCTAATGCTTTTAAGAGCATGAACAATCTTGGAACTTCTAACAGTTCTTTGGACGCTGCTCAAGCTGCTATGTCTGGAAACAGCATGGGTCTTATGTCAGGCTTGCAAAACTATGGAACCATTACCAATAGCGTAGCTGGGCTATCAAACTTAATGCCTGGCATGGGTCTTGAAAACTCAATGGGAGCCGTGTCTGCCCTTAACCAAGGCTCTAGCGTTAACAAGCTTCGTATGATTGGTATTCAAGTACGTAATCAAAATGGTTACATGCGGGATATTGAAGATATTGCTAGAGACTTGTGGAAATCCATAAACAACTCTAAAACAGGTAAAAGCGCAATTACTGCGTCTGACCTATCTTTCTCGCTTCAGTCTGGTAACTCACTTGACATGTTGCTTAACCAGTACTTTGGCACTGACCAGGTTTTGCGTCAAGGTATTATTTCCTACTTGTATCAGTTTGTTTCTGAAAACGGTGGCGGTGCTCCAGGAGGAGGCTACACCAGTGACGCTGGTAAGGCTGCTCTAAGAGCGAGCGGAGCTAGCAACGCCACTGAGCAAAGTAAAGCAAAAAGATTTGGTGCAGAATACAACGCTATTGATGCCTATACTGCTGTTGGTGTTAAGGGTATCCAAAGCGGTAATGAAGTTTTGTCTAACTTAAATAATTTAGCCGCAGATCTTGTTGGAGTTTTTGGTACCGCAGTTCAAACTCTTACATCTATCAATACCATCCTTGGTGGGGCTGATGGAGCTATTGGTCAGCTTGCTGGTGGTCTTATTAAAGCTACCGAAGGTACTGCGGCTAAGGGATTGCCGTTAGCAACCTTAGCTACAACTTATTTTGCGACTATGCTGGGCGGCGCGGACACAAGCAGCGGTAGCGACGCAGGAAATATTTACGCTGGCGGTAGAGGCGGAGGTTATACGGGCGGTCGTGGTGGCTACGTTCCTCCAGGTAAAGACAATTGGAAAAAAAGCCTCATAACCCCAAAGCCTATGAAGGATACAACTACTGGTTGGGCTACCGCACTTCTAACAAGGCTTGGTAAGCCAGTTACTCCTGCTAACTTAGATGTTATTAAAGCTTGGGTGCAACACGAGGGCGGTCTGGGTGAGCGTAATAACCCACTAAATGTTAGCGAGGGCGGAACTCATCAAGCCATCGGTACTTATTCAGACTCTATTGATGCGAACGGAAACCGTAGCGCAATTAAACGTTTTTCAACAGAAGATGTTGGTATTTCTGCAACTGTGGACTTTTTGCAAAAAGATAAATACAAGGGGATTATGGATGCGTTGCAAAACGGCACCGATCAAGGAGCTACGTGGGCCGCTATTGCTACATCGCCCTGGGATGAAACTCGATACGGAACAAATAAAGTAGGTAAATCTGCTTACTACGGTCCTAATGGGACTATCAATATTAATATTACGGGCGCTGACTTAAAAGACTCAAAGAAGCTAGCGGCTGACATTAAAGAGCAAATTGATAAAGCAATTATTCAACAACAGGCTAGGAATTAATAATGGCTGGAAATACTAGTAGTTCTCCTAGCGGTCGTTCGCTTGGTTATATTGCTCCCGTAGGTTCGGACGGAGTTACCCCTGCCTCTACTGTAGTTAACGTCTATGTGGATGCCACAGCTGACACAGCATATAGCCCTATTAACGCTCAGCAGCCCGCTACAGCCAATTTTGAGGTAAGTCCTGGTATTACGAGCTCCTTTAAAAAATCGTACCAATACGTGCCGCTTACCCCAAGCATTACTGGAAAATACTCATTTGATGCTTTGACACCTTCTATAGCTTCTACAACCGCTAGATATCAAAAAATTGGTTCTTCAGCTAAGCTTTCTACGGATAATCCTGCTCCAAGCACGGCTGTAAAATATGTGGATATTGTAGACACTAAACCTAAATTTACTAATAAATCCGCGGTAAGTGCGGGAAATAAAAATCAGCTACCTATTCCGCTTCCTCCGCAGAATCCTGGACAATACCAGTGGAATTTGCCACCTCATAAATGGAGCATGCCTCGCCTGGCGTTAAGTGACCCAAACAACATGCCCGCTGGCTCTAATAAACAACCGTCTGATGACCGCTACCGTCGCGGGCGAATTTGGTGGAAAACCAGTGACTCTACTATTTCTACAGTAGATGCTAAGGGAAAACAAACTACTTTAGATAGCTCTGACCGAAAATACGGTTTTCAATTTCTCTGGAACCCACCTTCATTTAGCACAGCAGTAAACGTGCAAATGGATGCCACTCCAAATGCTAACGACCGTTTCCTGGGAGGCGTAGGATTTTTTCCATCTACCGAGGCTATTTCTTTTACTGTTGAAATTAACCGCGTTAATGACTTTGCTTGCGCTAACTCGTTGTTTAAGCGCCCTACTAATATCGGTAGTGTTCTTGGTAACGGAAGTTCAAATAATTTTATTACTCCAGCTGACGTAGCTAAGCTAGTTCCTTACTACCAAAACAACGGAAGCTTTACTGCTTCTCTTGTAAAAAACGGTAGAAAGAAAACCGTCGAGGATAAGTTGATTGACCTATTCCAGCGCGGAACTTTATCTGATATTGAATATCTGTACATGGCTATTAACGGCCCTGGTCCTGGTAGCACCGCGTCTGGCGGAGATCACTGGAAAAATGCTCGTGGTATAATTACTGCTGATATTGGTTTTTTAATGCCTACTCTTTTAAATATTGATGTGGGACCACTATCGTATGCAGGATACGTAACCAGCATGCAAGTTAACCACACAATGTTTACGCAAGACATGATTCCTATTCAAAGCACAGTTCAAGTTTCCTTTAACTTGCTTGCTACTGCTGGTATTGCTACTACGAATGTTGGAGGATAATAATGGCTGCGCCATCTAATGACTCAAGATATTACGACTCAGCTATTGAGTACTTTACCCCTACCGCTAATGGGGATAACATTCCTGTGCTGTATTACGACTTTAGCAATTTGGGTGAAGTTAACTACGTAGATTATGCGTGGAAACAGGGTGACCGAATTGAAAGTTTGGCTACTAAATTCTTTTTGTTTCCATCTAGATGGTGGATTATTGCTGAGTTTAACCCTAAAATCTCTGACTGGTTGAATGTAGCTCCTGGAACTAACATTAGGATTCCACGTGTCTAACTTTGTCTCTATTAAATTTCCTAATAGCCCGCAGCAACCTAAGCGGGTTTATAGTGCTACTTTGCATCAAGAAATTTTTAAACATGATTACGCAGAGATTGAATTAAGAGACTGGGCAGTAGACCCGCTAAATATTAAACCTGGGTCTTTAATGACGTTGACTATTAGGGATAAAACTTACCACGGTTATGTACACGACCTTGAAGGAAATCAAGACGGGGTTAAAAATACCACGAAAATTGGTTTTATTGGCGCATCTTTTGTAATGAAGCAGTCTAGTCAAAAAATTTACCGCAATATGTCAGCGGACCAGGTTGTTGCAGAAATTGCAACTCGCTATAATTTTGCTTACAAAGTTACGCCACATCCTCGCGTCTATACTCAAATTTCTCAAGCAGGCATGACTGACTGGCAACTTATGGTAAAGCTTGCCCATGAGTGCGGTTACTTTTTAAGAGCTGAAAATACTGAAGTTTATTTTCAACCTTTGACTGAAGATTTTGTAAATTTAATTGGAGAAGCGGCTAGCTTTCAAAAAGGCGATGCTGGTTTTAAACCTATTAATCCTATTTATACTTTTAAACCACTGGTTAGCGAAACACTAAAACAATATGGGTTTAAAAAAGCCGCTACTTCAGTGGCTGGTGTTAACGCAGTTAATGGTGATTATTTTAAGATTACTATTCAAAACTCTTTTACCCCTAGTCGTAAATTTTTTAATCAAGAATTTTTTGATGACCATTCTACTCATCAAGTAGCTAATACCTACGAAGAAGCTAACTATTTATCTAGGGCTTCCGATGAATATAGTAGATTTCCGTACGCTGCCTCTGTTGAAGTTATGGGTACTTCATCGTTACGCCCTTGTTTGCCAGTTTACCTTAAAAATGTTGGACCAGAATATTCGGGCTATTGGACTATCTTAGCTGTTGTGCATGACATTTTTGAAGAAAGTTTAAATCATCAAGTTTATACATGTCAGGTACAAGTAGCTTCTGACTCGCTTGGTGTTATTGCTGATCCAAAACTTCCTAAACTTCCGCCAGCAGTTCCTAGACGTCGTATTGTTCCTAATGAGCGCAACAAAAATATTAAACCAAAAACTGTTATGTATCTTCCATCTATTACGTCTAAACGCTATCAACAAACTGAATTGGTTAACCGAATTAACCGCGCTAACCAAACTGGTCCTTTTGTGGCAACTTCTCGCTGGGGTTCTACGCACAGAAATCTTAACTATAGGCCAATTGATGAAAAAATGCCTGAAGCTGTATGGCAAAAATTGAGGTCAAATAATGTCTGATCCAAAATATTATGGAATTTATCGCGGAATAATTGTAAACACTGGTGACCCTAAAAAATTAGGCAGAGTTACGTTAAAAGTTCCGCAAGTTACAGGCGAGCAAATTACTACCTGGGCTTATCCTGTTATTGGTGTTCCTGCAAGCACTAAAACAATTTATGGTTCATTTACTAGCAGTGCTACCCAAACTATATCTGACAGTACTAAAAATTATGTAATTGCTATGGATTCTACTGAGGGAGCATACGGAGTTAGTTTAGTTAATTCGTCAACTAGCACTGTTGCTCTTACAGGAGCAACAAGCTCTGTAGTGCCTGACGGCACATCTGCTATAAAGTTTTTGTATGCGGGAACGTACAACATTCAAATTTCTGCTCAGATTTATACAACAATTGGTGGAAACTCTTTTTTAAATGTTGACCTGTGGGCTTTGCAAAACGGCTTGCCTATTCCAGCTTCTACAGGGCAAATTTCGGTCGGCGCTAAAAACCCTTATACCGTTTCTTCTTGGAATTACATTTTAACTGTCGCAGCTAATGACACAGTTCAATTTGCTTGGAACGTAAACACTTCTACGGCAACGTCTTTGTACGCTATTGCTGAACAAGCAGGGCCTCCGTATCAACCTTCAGTTCCGTCATTTACTGTGTCTGCCACTTTAGTAGGTTCATACGTTCCTCAAACTGGCGTCAATGCTTGGGTCATGTTTGAAGGCGGAGACCCAAATTACCCACTATGGTTAGGAACATTCTAAATGATTAAAGCAGTTGATTACCCATTTACTTACGCAAAGTCGTTTGATGGTAAAAACATTACGTCTGTTGCTAGTAGCTCAGATTTTAAAAAAATATGGCAAAACCGAGTTTTGTTAGTTCTTGGCACTAGACCTGGTGAACGAGTTATGCGACCAGACTTTGGAAGCAACTTATACTCAGCTTTATTTGAATCTGAAAGCGCAGCTGAGCAAATTATTAACACCAGCATTAACGAAGCTTTTAATACTTGGCTTCCTGATCTGTTACTTAAGCAAGTCAGCCCCACGTATGACCAAACAACCAACACTTTGATTGTAAATATTTTATACGGTCTTCCAAATGGGGAACTAGATAGTGTTACAATTAATAGTGGAATATTCAACCGCTCTGGTGAACTAACTCAGGAGATTACTAATGGCTAGCACCGTTACTAAAAACTATATTCCGCAAATTGATTACGTCTCCAGAGACTATACGGCAATTCTAGCGGACCTTACCGCTATTGCTAAACAGTTTAATCCTACCTGGGCTGTAACTGACCCTGCGGATATTGGTGTAGCGCTTCTAGAAACCTTTGCATACTTGGGTGATATTCTCAGTTTTTACACTGACCGCATGGCCTCAGAGGGCTTTATCGGAACCGCTAGCCAGCGTGCTAGCGTTCTCCAAATTGCAAACATGCTTGGTTATTCTCCTACCCCTAGTAGCTCTGCGGTAACTACGCTAACTTTTACAAATAACAACGGAAGCAGCTCCGTAACTATTTTGGCTGGAACTCAAGTAGCTTCTAGTACAGTGGTTAATGGTCAATCAACACAGGTTATTTTTGAAACTGACTCTGACTTAACTCTAGCTGCTAGTGCTACTGGCTCAGTAACGGCCACTCAAGGAGTTACCACTACTGGCGAGTCTTTGGGCACATCCAACGGAACTCCTAGTCAAGCTTTTAAACTATCGCAAACTGGTGTTGTAATTAACAGTACTGGTAGCAACATTAAAGTGTATGTCGGTGGTATCCCTTATACTTATAGTTCGTCTCTTGTAGACAACAGCCCATACGACTCAGTATTTACTACAACTCTAGATGCCGATGGTTACACATACATCGTATTTGGTGACGGTGTTGGCGGTCGCATTCCCCCTATTACCTTTACAATTACTTGTACATATCGAGTGGGTGTTGGTTCTGCTGGAAACGTAGGTGCTGGTTCTGTTGTAAATTTGGCTACTGGAAGCTACGATGTCGTAGTATCACAGCCAAGCGCAGCAACTGGAGGAGCGGATGATGAGTCAACCGACTCTATTCGGTATAACGTTCCCCGCGCACTTCGTACATTGCGTCGTGCTGTATCACTAAAAGACTATGCTTACTTGGCGCTTCAGGTTTCGGGTGTTTCTAAAGCAAATGCTGACTCATCAGTTTGGTCTTCCGTAAACCTATACGCTGCTCCATTTGGGTCTAGTGCGGTTAATATTTATGGTCCATATACAGGTAGCGGTTCTGCCCTTATTACAAGCATTACTCAAACAAACTATTATGGCGCTGCTGGTACTGGTTATATAACTTATTCGGCAGCGGCTGGAACTTTTTCTGCTTTGTATACGGCATGGGCATCTGGGGCAAATAGCCTTTACGCTACTGTTTCTGGATGTGCCCCAGCTGATTACAATATTTACGCGGGGTCTATTGGAAATCCTGGTCTTTTAATTTCGCACGTAGCTTCTGATGGTAGCAACTTTACTGTTGGTACTTCATACACAACTTTTCCTACATACTATCCCGCACTATCTCCAAATATTTCAGTAACTGTTATTGGCCCTATTACAACTGCGTTTAGTAACCTTAAAACAAGTATTGTAAATTACTTTGTAGACAAAGTAGCGCCTAACGTTAGCCTTAACGTTCTTCCGCCTTCTTACATCCCTGTAAATATAGAAATGACTTTGCACGTACTTCCGCAATACAGCCAAGCAACAGTGGCTACTCAAGTACAAACAGCGTTGTCTAATTTGGTGTCCTACAATAACGCATTCTTTGCTGACCGTATTCCTCCTCATTTTATCCTTAATGCAATTACAAATATTGATGGTGTTGATTACGCAACCGTAGAGCACCTTCGTAGAACTTCTAACGAACAGATATTCGCAGTAGTTAGCTGGAACAAACCAACCACCACCACAGCTACTCTAACTATTGCAAACACACACAGCATTACTGCTGGTCAAAATATTCGCATTGTTAACGTTGGGTCTATTGACGGCACTTATACCGTGCTCTCTGTAACTACTACCACTATTACTATAGCTATTCCTACTACCACAGCCACACCTACAGGTGTGACTGGTAACCCGACTCCTGGTTACACTGTTACAACGCTTAGCAGCACTGCTGGAATTACGGTAGGCATGAACGTTAGCGGTGGAACCATTCCATCTAACTCAATTGTTACAGCAATCTCTGGTACTACGATCTCTATTAACAACTTGATTACAAGCTCTGGATCGGGTGTTACATTGACGTTTAGCCTTCCCCCTACAGATGCCACAAATACTGTAAAAGTTATTGCGGTAGATTCTACAACTTCAGCTGGAGTTTCAAACTATGGCATTGTATGTGCCGCAAATGAAATCCCTACTAAGGGAACATTCACTATTACCGCCACTGGCGGACTTGCATAAGGAGAAATATAAATGGCCGCTTCATACCCAGGTGTAGTCAAAACTTATACTGACAAAGTAGATGGTGTTGACTACGTAAAAGCTGCTGACATTAACAGCGTACAACAAGAGCTTCAGGCCGTAGAAACTGCTCTTGGTGCTAACGTTGCCACCTCATCATTACCTAGCGCTGGTTCCTACAATGCCAATGGTGTTTCTACATCACTGACTGCTCGTTTGACTAACGTTGAAGCGGGCCTTACTGCAGCAGCTACTGATGGCTCACGCGTGGGCTACACTCAGCTGGCACAGCAAACCATTGTTACTACGGCTACCGCTAACTCTACTACGTTTAGCTCAATCTCAGGAAGCTACCAAAAACTTGTTCTTAACATCGGTGTTACGGGTTTTACTTCAGGCGGTTCGCAGGTAACAACGCTCACTCTTAACGGTGTGGTTACTGGCTATGCATATACAGCGCAAGTTTATGGAACAGCAACTCCAACTACAAGCACAGGTGATACTAAAATTCCTCTGGGTACCCCTGTTGCTACTTCTTACTCAGCAGTTCTTGAAATCCCTAACTACGCATCCACATACGGTGGTAAAAACTGGTCGTTGCTAGGCACAGACCGCTCTGCAACTGGTTATTTAGCTACAACAGCCATTACTTCAATAACAGTAAGCGTAGCAGGAACATCTACTATGGTTGTTCAGTGTACTCTCTTTGGCGTTAAGTAGTAAATAAATGGCAGTTTATGGATCAAAAACATACGGCACTTTTAAATACGGTGTTGTTTCATTTACTGATATCAGTGTTTACCCTTTCACTGCTCAGTCATTAGATTATGGTTCTATTAAACTAACTTGGTCATACCCACTATACAGCGGTTCTTTTTCTACTTTTGTAATCGTAAGAAACCCACTAGGGTTTCCAGTAGTTCCTGATAATGGGGACCTTATTTACAAATCCAATAAAGTTGCTTTATCTACCGCTGGTGGCGGTAGCACAGTATCTTTAACTTCAGTAAGCTCGTCTGGAACAAAGTTTACTGCTGCTAGCACCGCAGGGCTAAAAGTAGGGCAATCACTATCTATTACTGCTGGAACTGGTGTTTTGGCAACTAGCGATATTACAGTTATTACTCAAATTAATGATGCAACTACTTTTAATGTTAACTTGCTTCCTGGAACGGCCTTGTCTGGAGCTTCAGTAACTGCTACTAACTCTTTGCTAGGTGCTACTGGAACTCTTACCGATGTTGGTGGTTTTTACGACCCGATTAGTGGAAGCTTTACTACTACTTACAGTGGCACTGCATCTAGCGATGTTCTTAATAGCAATACTATAAATTTAAAAGCAATTAATTCTAACATCAAGGTAGGACAAGTTGTATCGTATGCTCCGTCTGGTGCGCTTACTGGGGCAAACGCTGGTAGCGGCGTAATTGGTGGAACTACAGTTACTGCTGTAACCACTGATACTACTAATACTTATACTATTGTTACCCTTAGTGATTACGCCAATATCCCCAAAGATACTGTGCTCACCTTCTCGCCTACAGGACTATCTTTAGGTAAAACATATTACTATTCTGCTTTTGTATTTAACAACAACGCTTGGAATAGGGTTGGTACTGCTCTTGGAACTTCAATTAAAAATTACAAAACTGCTGATAGTTTGTACGAGTTTCTTCCTGAAATTTATAAAGCAACATTGCCTTCTTCTTCATCGGTTAGTGCAAATAAAAATATAGATCTTTACAATTTTTTGCGCGTGTTTGGTGTACAACATGACCTTATTAAAACTAAAATTGAAAACGCTAAAAATAGATACGACACAGCTAACCTTGACGGTCGTTTGATTCCTACTCTTATGAACCAAATGGGGTTTATTTATGAGAGCGGTATGGGCCTTCAGCAAAGTCGCCGTCTTCTAAAAAATGCCAGCACTATCTATTTAAACAAAGGTACAGGAACTGGTCTTAAACAGTTTGTTTCATCATTTTCTGGGTATGGTGCTACGCTAGGCACTCTTAAAAACTTATTTTTAACTTTAGATTGTTCTTCGTTTGAAACCAGCGATGGTTTTTGGGGAAATGTTGGTTCGTATAGCACTATTGCTCAAACTACTTCAGCTCTTGAAGGTGGTAGCCCAGCTCCTGTATCTATTTCTACTTCTCCTAGTGGATATCCTAATTCTCAACTGGGTTACGTAAAGCTTACATCTTTAGTTAGCTCTGGTGGTCCGTACAGCACGTATGAATTTACTTACGGTGTTTCTCAAGACACATATAATATTTCTACAACTAGCGCTAGTCCCGCTACTAACTACAACTATGTAACTCTATTTACAGATACTGAGCACTCACTTAAACCTGGACAATACGCTTTGATTTCTGGAATGTATCCGCCATACATTAACGGTACTCAAAAAGTTTTGTCAACTCCTGACTCCAGAAGTTTTACTTTCTATTCTTCATCTAACACTGCCTCTACTGCCTTAAGACCTTACGGCGCTTCCGTAATTAATACCCAAACTCCTACAGGTACTACAAATATTACTATTACAACAGCAGCTAATCATTACATTGTTCCTGGTCAAAGTGTGGTTGTGTCTAACGTTATTCCAACTCAATATAACGGAACTTGGGTAGCTCAGGCTGGAACTCAAAATAGCACTCTTATTATTCCTATTGGATCTAATCCTGGAGCAATTACTGCCGCAGGTACAACATTTGTATCTGCTGGAACCGTAAATCTATTTGACCCTAGAATTTGCGGTATTCCTGTAACCGCTAGAAGTACTTATTTCTTCAGTATTTATACTCAAGCAAAAACTACTGGTCGTAGCATTACTACTGGAATTAGGTGGTATGACCAATATGGAATTTATTTGGACAATAACACTGGAACAAATACTAATAACACCAGCTCTTGGACACGAGTAAGTTCTACATTTTCTTCACAAGCGCCTGATTCCGCTGCTTATGCTGTTCCTTACGTATCAATTAGCACAATTAACTCTAATGAAGTTCATTACTTTGACTGTGCACAGTTTGAATTAGTGGGTGGAAGTACCGTTACTAACTACGCTGACTCTAGGCGTGTTGACGTATATCTGACTGCTCCTCGTATCAACAACGTAATTAACCCAGGCTTTGAAACGGCCACTACTGCGTGGTCAACCACAGGAACTAGCGCGTTTGCTCTAGAAACTGGCGCGTCTAACGTGTACCCTACTTCTGCTGTGGGTCTGGGTACTTCGGTTAGTGCTGGTTCTGCAAAATTAACTGCTAACGCTACAACCACTACTCTTACTCCTAGCTCTACCATTCCAGTATCCGCTGGTAAACCTTACGCTTTTAGTGCGTATGTTAAAGGATCAAACGCTGACTCAATAGTTGTTAGCGTTGTTTGGAAAAACACTGGTGGAACCACTTTGCAGACAGACACTTCAGCATCGCTGACGTTGCCTACGTCTTCTTTTAGCCGTTTATCTTTAACTCCAGTCAGCTCTAGCACAACTCAAATGATTGCCCCAGCTACTGCAACAACAGCTACAATTACCCTAACGTTTACTGGCTCTAATGGTCGTATATACTATGTAGATTCTGTAATGCTTGAGTCTACTTATACGGTAAATAATTACTTTGATGGCGGAACTGGTTACAACGTTTTGGATGATCTTGTTTGGGAACAAAATGCTGCTGGAACTACTGGAACTTCAGTTACTGGTCGTAGTCTTTATTACCCAAATAAAAACTTTGTACAGAGTCGTTTAGCTACCGTACTGCCTGACTATCTACCTACAGGAACTAACTACGCATTGTTTATCGGAACCACTGCTACTTGACGTCTACTAGTTTATCTGTATAGACTGTTATCTCCGTCACTAAGGAGATAAACATGAGACGAGTAACCATAGCGGTTATAGGTAACGCAAAAACAACCCGTGCCAACGTAGAGGCACTCATCGGTGATGTTGTTGATTCTGTAGATGAAGCAATTATCGCAACGGTCTATGACCAAGCACAGTCCGACGGTCAAGTCTGGGCTGAACAATACGCACAAGACAAGCAAATTCCAGTGTTTCAATACAAAGACAACTTGTATGAAGAACTACTCGCTAAAACACCAGCAAATGACATTAAATTTTTTATGCTGTGGGATGACGAAGATCCAGCTTGTCAAACGGCTGCGTCTGTAGCTCAAGAAAATAAAATTCTTGCTTATGACCTTACTGATGGTTTGATTATGATTCCACTAAATTCTGAACCTATATCTAGGCCTGTACAGGCTGAAATACCGAAGAGTGAGGAAGTTATCCCTGAAGTTCCAGTAATTGAAGTTGTTCTTGAGTCTACTGAAGAAGAAGACGAAGAGGAATACGGCGAAGATTACGAAAGCGAGTATGACTTGGGTGAGCTTATAACCCTAGCCATTGAGCAAGCTGGCAAAATTTTTGCTAGGTCATTTGCAGAAGAATTCATGAATATGTTAAAGAAGTAGCATGGAAGATATCAGCACATCAGCGCAACGCTGGTTAACTTTTTTTACTCAAAATCCTGACTTACCGTTAAATTATGTGACGATGATGAGCATGGATATGAGCCGTGCACGAAGCATAGCTATTCTAAAAGAACTCAAAGATTTTGGGTTTATTAAGGTAGTTAAGCGCATTGGTGGAGGTTCTTCTCTTAAACTTTTGACTAATGGAGCTTCCAATACAGTAGGCTCCAGAGCTTCCAATACGGTAGGCTCTGGTTATAGCTATACAGCTAGTAGTGCTATTTCCAATAGCTATACAGCTAGTAAGGTTAATAAAGCAACAAATAAATTCCTCGATGATATCGAGGGTGAGGAGAGTGACGTGGGTTACGAGTGGTTTGATAAAATGTCATCTGGCGAAAAAGATGAGCTTACTAGAGAACGCGACAAGCACGTGGCTTACAAGAAAGCCGAATATGCAGAGGCCCGTGAACTTAAAGCTCAAAGACGTAAAGACTTGCATCGTTCTAACATCGACCCTGTGCATTGGACTTGCAAAGACATCGCTTATGAGTTCGCTGACCGCATGGCAAACATTTGGACTATCGCGCCGTTTAGCGTAACGCAGTCTAGGTTTGTACAGGCTTTAGCAGTGTTCCGTAAACAACATGACACCAACGGCGCAATCGAGATGCAAATGGTAGAACTTTTCTTTGCTACACTGAAGCAAGACAAGTACATCGACGGCAATCACCTTTGGCGTGCGTTTTTGTACAAAGCCCCATCGCTTGTACAAGTTGCTCGTGAGAGCATTGTCTCGGTGGAAGAACGCGAGAACAACGTCATTCGTGACCAGGAACTTGCAGAACGTAAACTATCTATGTTTGATGAGGATTAATGTACAAGCCAGATGAGCTACCCGCACGTCGCCGTACGTGGGTAAAAATTGCCAGCATTCCACCAGCAAAACTTGGTTGGGCTTTGGAAGATTGCGTAGATGTCCCAGCAGACAACATGAAGATTTTGACCAAGTGGACTTCAGCAATTTACGATGACAAAGTTATTCGTGCTGAGGGTAAACAGACCTGTGGCATTGGACTTATGCTGTATGGGCTTCCAGGACGCGGCAAGACCACCGTAGCTAACACCCTTATTCAAGAGGTACTTCGCAAATCACCGCCAGAAATTTTAGGGATGACAGCGGGAAAGATTGTTTCTCGCCCTTGCTATTTCATAACTTATAACGGATTGCTGGACCTTAAGGGTGCAATCATGGATGACCATGACCCAGAGGATGAGCTTCTATTTAACGGCATACTGGGGGAAGCCGTAGATGACGCATACAACGTCCGTGTGCTAGTTCTAGACGATGTTGGCAAGGAGCACGCAAGCGCATCAGGTTGGCAGAAGAACATGCTTCACCACGTTTTGCGTACAAGGTTTAATAACGGCCTGCCAACCATTGTCACCACTAACATTAAGATTGATGACTGGGAAGCCCATTACGGGTCTGCCACACAATCATTTGTGCACGAGGCATTTATCTATGTAAACATGGATTCAGCTTCAGATTTGAGGAAGTAATGTCAGACAGAAGACTGCTTCAAGTTTTTATTAGTAGCAAATCTGATAACCCAGGACCAGGAGTATTTGAGGTAAGCACTGATCCAGACAAAAACTTAACCTGCACTTGCCCAGGGTTTGCAGCAAAGTCATCATGCAAGCATACAGCGTTAGTTGAAAGAAAAATTGAAGTTAGTGGTGGGGTATACCCGTTTGATTTTTCAGAAAAAGTCACTGCAGACGAGCTTAAAAGAGCAATGGAAACTGAAGAAGGTTTTCGTCAGTTAGTAATTATGCACGGCAAAATTGAGGTTTACTAATGCAAAACGGAGATATTAGTAATGCAATGCCACAACGCATTATTGTAACTTCTGATGTAATTACTGATTACTACGAAGACACTAAAAAAGTGTTAGGGTTAGTTCCAGTAAAAACTAAGCGTAAAGAGTACAACAGGCTGGTTCTTAGTCACCTGTACATGACCACTCTTAAGCGAGGCATTACGATGGAGCTAGTTAGCTTTATGCACTCAGAGAATGAGATGGTAGAGTTAATGCTTCATCTAGACAAAGTGGGAACGAACCCGTTTCGTTACGGCTCGTCTTACAAATCGGTAGATAAGTTGGTTTCAGAACTTCCTTATCGACCAGAGGTTATCGGTGTAATTGATATCCCAGCGCGACTACTTCGGTATGGACGCTGGGGAATGGACTTTCCTTCACTATGAGTACAGAAGCAAAACTAATTGGCGCGGCAATAAAAATACGCGACCTATCCTCACTCTTTGAGCGAGGGGTATCAGATAGCTGGTTTTCTAGCGATGATGACAAGCGCGTATGGACTTATCTTCGTACACACTTTGCCAAGTATGGTGAATGCCCAAGCGAAGAAGTCGTAACAGCAAACTTTCCTACGTACCGAATCACAGAGTTAACTGACTCAATAGATTTTCTACTAGATGACTTAGTAGACAGAAGACGTAAGTTATCCATCAGCAACACCTTGCGTGCTGCGGTTGACGCAATTCAAAATGACAAGGATCACGAGTCCGCTCTGCTAGTGATGCAGAATGGAATTGTGCGTCTTGAGGAAGACGGTCTTAATCAAACTTCAGATGTCAACCTTATTGAGACCACCGAATCTCGCTGGGATGACTACATCTTTCGCAAGAACAACCCTGGTCTGCTTGGTGTTGCCACTGGGTTCCCTACTATTGACGTGGTAACCAACGGTCTTCAAAAGGGTCAGCTGATTGTTGTAGTCGCCACGCCTAAAACTGGTAAGTCAACGCTGGCACTGCAGATTGCAAATAACATTCACAAGCAGGGACTATCTCCAATGTTCCAGTCGTTTGAGATGACGAACCGTGAACAGCAAGACCGTTACGACTCTATGCGTGCAACCGTTTCTCATAACCGACTTATTACGGGTCAACTCACAGTTGAAGAAGAAAAGCGATACAAACAGGCACTTGAAAAGATGGCTGAAGACGAAGCCAACTTCTGGCTAGTGGACTCGGCTCACGGAATTACTACCTCCGCTATTCATAGCAAGGTGCAGACTCTAAACCCAGACGTAATATTTATTGACGGTGTTTATCTGATGCTTGATGAAAACACGGGAGAGTCCAACACCCCACAGGCCTTGACTGGAATTACTCGTTCGCTAAAGCGCCTAGCCCAGAAGACCAATAAACCAGTCATTATTACCACGCAGGCGCTTAACTGGAAGTCTAAAAAGGGCAAGGTGACTACCGACTCTATTGGTTACTCATCATCGTTCCTACAGGACGCAGACGTTGTGTTTGGCCTTGAGCGTGAGGACGAGAACGTAGATGACACCAGAACTCTAAAAGTCATGGCATCTCGCCAGAGCGCCAACGTCGAGGCATCTTTGATGTGGGACTGGTCAACTGGTCTATTCCGCGAGATGAGCAGTGACGACGTATGAGGTTAGAGGAGATGGAGCGCGTACTAGAGCGCCTAAACATTGACGTCATCAACGTGCGTGGCTCAGAGATTCTTGCGTTATGCCCAGGTCACAAGGAGATTACAGGCAAGGAAGACCACAACCCATCTTGGTGGATTAATTCTGAGACTGGTGCTCACATTTGTTTTTCCTGCGGGTTCAAGGGTAGCCTATGGTCGCTTATCGCAACCGCTCAAAACCTTAAAGATGCCAATGGTCTTTTAGATTACGCAGACGCTAAAGACTGGTTGTATTTATCCTTTGACAACATTCAGCTAGGTGCTCCTGACGAAGAAGTAGAGCAAGAGTCTATCTTTAAAGAAGTAACTCAGATTACTGAGTCACGCCTAGCTTTGTTTACTTATCCACCAGAACACGCACTCAAGGCTAGGGGATTAACCCTGCAGGCTGCGGAAAAACACCAGCTACTTTGGGACAGGGAGCACTCTAACTGGATTACTGTAATCCGTGACCCCTATTCAAATAAATTGCTGGGTTGGCAGGAGAAAGGTTTTTCTCGCCGTTATTTCCGAAACTACCCCACAGGTGTTGAAAAGTCCACCACTTTGTTTGGTTTAAATCGGTATAAAGGCGGACGCATGATTATTGTAGAATCACCGCTTGACGTAGTAAGATTAGACTCTATTGGAATTACTGGTGGAGTATCTACTTACGGCTCAATGATTTCTAACGCTCAGATTGAGTTAATTAAAGATGCAGACGAAATATTATTTGCATTAGATAATGACGAGTCAGGAATCAACGCATCCAAAAAAATGCTCGAACAGAATTTCGAAGCGTGGTTTTTTAACTACGCGCATACAGATATGAAAGATATCGGAGCCATGAGCAGACTTGAAATCCTCACAGGGCTAGACAACGCCAAGCACTCCGTAAATGGACTAGGAGCTATTGAATGAGCTTCGTAGGTAAACTACTGCCTTATCAACCAGAGGCCGTTGATAAAATGTGTGAACGCGGTAAAATGCTAGTTGCATACGACCTGGGTCTTGGTAAAACTGTGCTTACCATCGCAGCTATAGAACAACTAATGGATGAGCGCAAAGTTACCGAGCCAGGCCTGGTAATTTGCTTGTCAAGTCTTAAGTATCAATGGGAAGCTTCTATTAAAAAGTTTACCAATGGTTCTAAACCAATCGTAATTGATGGCAACGCAGAGCAGCGCAAAAAACAATATGAGCGTGCGTTTAAGTGGCGTACTACAGGAATTGATTACGTAATTATGAATTACGAGCAAGTGGTTAATGATTGGGAATACGTCAGCAAACTTCCCCGAGGATTCATTGTCTTAGATGAAGCTACCGCTATTAAGTCGTTTAGATCAAAACGTGCTAAAGCTACTAAAAAGCTTGCAACCTGCGAATATCGATTTGCTTTGACTGGCACACCCGTAGAAAATGGCAAGCCTGAAGAACTATTCAGCATCATGCAGTTTGTGGATGATAGCGTACTTGGTAGGTTTGACAAATTTGACATGACTTTTATCGTACGCAACGCATGGGGTGGAGTAGACCGCTACCGCAACTTGCCTACCTTACACGAACGCATGAAAGAAGCTTCTGTACGTAAGTCTCAAAAAGACCCAGATGTTGCTCCGTTTCTACCAGACACCATCCATAAAGACCCTATTTATGTAATGATGGACCGAAAAACCGCAAGTCTATACAAACGTATATCCGACGACCTGCTACTAGACCTAGATAACGCTCAGACGCTATTTGGAAGTTCATTTAATGTAATGGCTCACTACGGCTTTGAAAAGTCCTGGGGCGGTCCTGCGGATGAATTGCGTGGTCAAGTTATGTCTAAAATTGGTGCGCTAAAAATGCTTACCTGTTCCCCAGACTTGTTAAAAATTAGTGCTAAGAAGTTTCAAGCAGGTAATGGAGAAGGATCAGCATACGCAGCGCAGTTAGACGATGAAGAGTTGCTAGAAAAACTTCCTAACTCAAAGCTAGACACGTTTGTGAGCTACGTTAAAGATTTTCTAGAACAAGACGAGAAAAACAAGTTGGTGGTGTTTTGTTCATACGTGGACATGGTGGATATTATCGCGGACCGTATTGGTCGCAACATTACCGTTACCTACACTGGTCAATTAGACGCTAAAACTAAGGAAAAGCACAAAAATGCTCTTAACAATGATCCTACTGTACGTGTGTTCGTCAGCTCAGACGCTGGTGGTTACGGTGTTGACCTACCCGCAGCGAACATGCTTATTAACTATGATTTACCGTGGAGCAGTGGCCTTGCTACTCAGCGCAACGGTCGTATTCGCCGTGCTTCTTCTGAGTGGAAAACTATCGTAATTCAAGACTTCTTGGTGAATAACTCAGTAGAAGTACGCCAGTTTCAAGCGCTTCAGCAAAAGAATGCAATTGCTTCTGCCGTGATTGATGGCGAAGGGATTAATGACAAAGGCGGAGTAGACTTGACAATTGGAACACTTCGTGGTTTCCTATTAGATACGTCTGTATAGGAGACAAAATGCCCACATATGAATATAAATGCCCAAAATGCCAAAAGGTTTATGAAATTAAACACTCAATGACCGAACACCCTAAACCAGCATGTTTGGATTGCGTAGTACCATTAAATCGAGTTTTTAAATTAGCAGGCGTCGCTTTTAAAGGCGGCGGCTGGGGAAGTAGTAAATAATGCCAAAAGAACTAACATTTGACGAATGGCTACAATACGGACTAACTCAGAATTGGTGCGGCCCTGCTGTATGCGTTACGCATGATGGGCTGCCTATGACTGAAACGGAAGAGCAAGAGATGTATGAGCTTGATCCGTGTATTCACGCAATTAGACTTTATGAAGATGAGGACACTAAGATTAAAGTTGAAGAAAATCATTCACCATCTATCTGGCGTGCCACAAACTCTGGATATACTGTAGAATAGGAAATTATGGCAATCAAAAAAGGCGGAGGCCCAAAGCCACCTGTAAAGGGTGGCAACTCAGACCGTAAAAACGGCAAGGCAAACAAGAAGTACCCAAAGGTATTTGACGCAATTAAGCGTCGTCTTGTAACTAAAACTAAATAGTGACTAGGGGATGACTGGCTTCGACAGTCATTCGTGAGTAAGTGAAGCAAGCAGAGATAGCGAAGTCTCTTAAAATCGCTAAAAAAATAAATGCTGAATCTCGTTCTGCATTCGCACTAGCTGCCTGATAGTAGCTAGTACCCCCAGAAAAGCAATAGTTCTAGTTGGGCATCTGGGCTTTAAATAAATAGAACAAATATGGACTAGTTGCATTGCCGTCCTAAAACGCAGTGCCTATGTAATACCGTGGTTGGTAAACCTAAGCTTGTAGAAGAATTACATATCATTGACTGGACGCGGGTTCGATTCCCGCCATCTCCACTATTGACCATTAGCTCAACGGCAGAGCAGAGAGCTGTTAACTCTAAGGTTCCTGGTTCGAATCCAGGATGGTCAGCGGACCTTGACTAGCTGAGAAGCTAGCGACATCCAAAATATATTATGGTTAATAAAAAACCCCCAGCAAATCAATGCTGGGGGTTTTTATTTAAAGTTACGCTACAGGAGCGTCGTCCTGGTGGTCCTCAAGTTCATCAGCATCACCAAACATGTGCTCAAGATCTAGAGTATCGGCAGCAGAGTCTTTCAAAGCAGCCTTGATGTCAGGATTATCACTAGCTTGTTTTGCAACAGCGGCACGGAATCCTTTTTCAATGTCTTCGTCAGATACATTTGCATCCCAAGCCAATTGCACACCAAAGAAGATGATGATTGACGAGAATACAGTTGCTACACCAATAAATCCACCAGCAATCCATCCAACAGATGGTCCACCAACGGC